GCCGCCTCAGCGCCGATTTCAGCCGCATCGGCGTTTACGATCTTCGCAGCGGCAAAGATCAGCATCTCATGCAACTGTTGCTAACCCACGAACCACAAGCTGTAAGGCTGTCTGTCTAAACCGGATAAGCATATATGAAATCAATGGTTTAACAAAAAAGTTTCCAAAATTAAGTTTCATAAACTATTTTCAAGGCATGTCAGACGATCTCCCATCGCCACCAGAAGGCCCCGCAATCGCGCAGAAAACGCCGCTGGAAGGCGGAACCAACATTGCCGGTAGTGAGCCACCTCCCATCAAATTAACGAAAGACGGGCGTCCGCAGAAGAAACGCGGGCCACCCAAGGGCAAAGGCGGCCGCAAGCCCGGCATCAAGAACAAGAAGACGCTCGAGATCGAGAGATTAAAGCGGGTTGCCCGGGAGGCGGCGGCCGCGGCGGTGGCGAAGGACGCGGCGATCGAGGCCTTGGAACGCAAGGGCATGCCGGATTCGAGGCGGGCCAAGAAGGTATTGGAAAACTTCATGGAATTGTTCGCGGGGATGGCGGCGGTGTCTCAGCCGCTCCCTCCGGGGATGACCGTGCCGCCGCCGGGTCGGAAGCCGGACGACGCGAAATTCGACAAATACGCCGCGCTGGCGGTCGATGCCGCCAAGGCGTTGGCACCGTTCCAGGATCCCCGCTATTCGGCCGTTGTCGTCGGGGCGACCGTGGTGACGAAGATCAAGGTGGAAGGCGGAATGCCTAATGATTTTAAGCCTTCAGTGGAGCTAGAGGGCGCGGCGTTGCCGGCGCTGACGGTGATCACGGCCGAGGATGATCCGCCAGAAGGCGAAGAATCAGCGCCGTTGCCGCCGCCGAGAGCCGCGGCGAGCTAGACACCGTGCCAAAAGTATGCCTTTAAGTATGTCATGGACGCAGTGAAATGCAGGACGTGCGGCGAACGGCATCGCATCGGGCCGTGCCCCAAATTCATGGGAACGCCGAACAAACCAACGAAGCATTCTGGCGGTATTATCGGAGTAGCCAAGGCCACTATTACGGCGGTGAAGATCTTGACTGGCATAACGTCCAAGCCGCCAAAGAAACGGAAAGGTCCGCCAAAGGGAACTGGTGGCCGTCCGCGGCGCGGAAGCGAACAGGAAACGATCACGCAACGCAAGCCGTGGGTTGCCCAAGGTATTTCGGAGCGAACCTGGTGGCGTCGAAAGGCGGAGAGCAAAACATGACAATACGCGCCAAATTAATTGCAGACACCGTCGCCGACATCATCAAAAAAGCGCAAATCGTCGCGGCAAAAGCGTCAGAACGGCCTCACAAGAGAATCGGTGCAATGATCAGAAAAATCAGGCACTTACCTGCGACAACGCGGCCTAAGAGAATCAGTCCTTTGCAAGGGTCGCTTGATCTCCGAGTCGACCGGCAAAAGGAAATTCATGGTATCGGCATGGGTGTCAATGCCAGAGAGGCGCGCAGCGCATGAGCCGAGCAGATGACGATCGCACATTGCTTGAAAACCTTTCTGAGCGAGAAGCCAAGATCGCCGACGCCGCGACCCGACTAGCTTTTTACCGCGCCGGCGATTGGCTGAGTCAGAAACAGGAGAAGTCAGAGCAGTTCCCTGGCGCAGATTATGGTGCTGCCAAGGCTCGCGCTGCCGCCTATCAGAATGCCGCGCAAGAGATCTACGGATGGGCAATCGCGTATGAGTGAAGAGAAACCTGCCATCGTCTGCGTCGCCCAGCAGCTCGCCACAGGTTGGGCAGGTTGGGAGTGCGAACGGTGCGGCCTCGCTTGGGATGACGGCGACAAGGCGCCGGCTTGCCTGCCAATGACTGCTGCGATTTCCCGGCCGACCGTTTCATTTGGGACAACACTACCCAAAAAGTAGGATCGTAATAGACGATGTCCGACGCCACACTTCTCGATCTGCCGCCGCAGAACTCCGAGACGGCGGTCGTCAATCTCCCGACGTTCTTCCCGGCCCAAGCGAAACTTCGCTGGCTGATGTCGCAGTGCCGGTTCGTGGTCGCCCGCTGTGGTCGGCGATGGGGCAAGAACGTCGTCGGCGAGACGGTCGCCAGCGATGATGCCGCGCACGGCCTGCGGGTCGGCTGGTTCGCCCCGGAGAACAAGCGGCTCTCCGAGAGCTACAACGTCATCGTCGAGGCGCTGGATCCGATCAAGAAACGATCCGACAAGACCCACGGCATGATCGAGACCATCACCGGAGGCCGCGTCGAGTTCTGGTCGATGGAGGACGAGAACGCCGGCCGGTCCCGGAAATACCATCGCGTCATCGGCGACGAAATCGCATTCACCAAGCCGAAGTCGATCGACATCTGGACGAAATCGATCAAACCGACGCTTCTCGATTACGGCGGCCGCGCGCTGATGATGTCGAACACAAACGGCATCGATCCTGACAACATGTTGTTTGCGCTATGCAATGAGGCGAGATACGGCTTTGTTCAATTTCATGCCCCGACACGATCAAATCCGTATCTTCCCCGCGCCGAGGTCGAGGCATTACAACGAGACAATCTCCCGCTCGTTTATGAGCAAGAATTTCTTGCTGAATTTGTGGATTGGTCAGGGTCGGCTTTTTTCACGCGCGACAGCTTGCTTGTGAATGGTCAGCCCGTAGATTATCCCATTCGCTGCGAAGCTGTGTTCGCCGTTATCGACACGGCCGTAAAGACCGGGAAGGAAAACGATGGAACGGCGGTGGTCTATTACGCGCTCCTCCGAAACGTTATTCGGTCGGTCTCCGCTGAAGGCGTTGTTGGCCCGCAATACAATCTCATCATCCTCGATTGGGATATTCAGCAGATCGAAGGCGCGCTATTGGAGACTTGGCTCCCGACTGTCTTCCAGCATCTGCAACATTTCGCGCAAACTTGCCATGCTCGCATGGGCTCTCTCGGTTCAATGATCGAGGATAAAGCGACGGGCATGGTCCTGATTCAACAGGCCATGCGGCGCGGCTGGCCAGCGCATGCGATCGATTCTAAGCTGACAGCTCTAGGCAAGGACGAGCGCGCAATCTCTGTCTCTGGATACGTCTATCGCGGCTTCGTCAAGATCAGCCGCCACGCCTATGACAAAACGACGATTTACAAAGGCACAACCAGGAATCATCTCTTAGGGGAAGTCGTTGGCTTCCGAGTCGGCGACAAGACGCCGACTCGGTCCGACGACTTGCTTTGACTGCTTCTGTTATGGCGTGGCGATTGCCCTTGGTAACGCAAAGGGATTCTGAGATGCCGGTGGAATGGTGGATCGTGCTCGGTATCGCTGTAGCAATGATTCCTATCTATGCGCTACTTTGGCGTCTATAAACAACGCGAAAGGGTTCTGAAATGCAAATCGGACACATTGCCGGTGCCACGCGCGTCCAGCCTGCCGTTACGATGGTGGCGCATCGCTCACTTTGCTGGCGCTAAACAGAGAGAACGACGATGAGCGACGATCTCGAACTAATTGCGTTAACTTTATATTTGCTTATAGGTTTATTTCTACAAACGATGGACCTTATTACCAAGAGATTTTCGCATTTCCGCAAAAGTTGGCACGAAGGAATTATAGATTCGTTTTTAGGAATTTCTCTTTGGCCTTGGTTTTTCATCTATGGTTTAAGCTGTTTTATTAAGGAGAGGCGACGATGAACGAATTTCGATTCCATCCGAACTTACTGATGCGTCTTCAAACGTTTCAGAATATGCCGCTTAAAAACGAAAACATTGCTTATCCGGTTGCCACACACAAGCCCTGAAACCCACTAGATATAGGAGAAAATGACGATGGCTTTTCACTGGCAAAATGGATGGTACTGGTCGCGGCTGCCGGATGGCAGCGTAGAAGTTCGCAATCACGGCGACTTTGAAAAGCACGATCCTAACTGCGCGCCGGGTGATGGCCGCACCACATTGGTAATTCCAGCGGCGGAATGGGCATCTATCGTTTGCTCGGTAAGCAAAGGCGGCGAGACCGGCGAACGCTGGGACCAAGCCCAAGATTTTCACGGGCGCGAACCTGACCACAAGATGTAGGGCTGTGTGTCTAAACCGGATAAGCATGATATAAGGGATGAAACAAAAATTCAGGCCATAAAGGCGATGCTTACAGCAAAAGAAGAACTCCTATGACGGAAGACGAAAAGCCACGCGATTCAATCGCCGATTTTGACCAACGCGCCAACGGTCAGCTCGGCGGTCCCGCGATCGAAGGCAAAGTCAACAAGCTCCGCGAGGCGCTCGCCGAACCAGTCCCGGAAGGCAACGACGCGCCGATGGACAAGGTCAAGGCGATGCTCGACCCGCAGGTGCAACAGGTCATCGGGATCGT